GACCACAGGAACTGCTATGACTACAGCTAGATTTAGAGAATCTTCAGCTGGGACTGTTATTGCAGGAATAGTAATAGGAGGTGGCTCTCCGGCAATTACCACAGTTGAGGAATTTAGTGATCCTGGAACAACAACAATAACAACGAGTACTTAATGACTACATATCAAGGAATTAAAGGAAGAACAGTACAGAATTTAGCGTCCGATCCACCTGCTGCAATTGGGCAAGGACAAGTTTGGTATAACACAGCTACTGATGCTTTAAAAACATCTGTAGCAGGAACAAAAGTTTGGGCTGCGGGAGGTAATTTACCTACCAATTTATATCATACCGGTGCTGCAGGTACTCTTACAGCAGGTTTAATGTTTGCGGGAAAACCTACTCCAGCAACTTTTTCCAGCGCAACTGCCACATATGATGGTAATTCATGGACATCCGTGAATAATGTTCTAACGGCTCGACAACAAGTATTTTTTGCAAATCAAGCTCCTCAAACAGCAGCAATAATGTTTGGAGGAACTTCACCTCCTGGAACAAGTCCAGATGTTAATACTACAGCTACAGAAGAATATGATGGAACATCTTGGACAGCAGGTGGAGCTATGACTACAGCACGACGTCAAGGAGCAGGGGGTGGAACTCAAACAGCATGTTTTGGGGCTGCCGGGACTAGTGCACCTGGTGCTTATATTAATAATACAGAAGAATATAATGGAACAGCTTGGTCTAGTTCAAATAACTATCCTGCTAATACATCTTATCTTGCTGGGTGTGGAACTCAAACAGCAGGTTTAGGTTTTGCGGGATGGAATCCAGGAGTTCAAAATCTTTCAGCTGAATATGATGGAACGTCATGGACAGCTGGTAATAATATTGGAACATCAAGATATGAAAATGCAGGATCGGGCATTCAAACAAATGCCTTGTGTTTTGGAGGTTCGAATGGGACAACACACATAAATGCTTCAGAAGAGTATGATGGAACGACTTGGACAGCTACTCCTAATTTAGCAACTGCACTTTTTGGTTTGAGTGGCACAGGTACTGTTACTGCTTTAGCTATTGGAGGGACTCCTCCCCTTTCTAATGGGAGTCAAGAATATGTAGGACCAGATACGATTGAAACTATTACTACTAGTTAATTTACAAATGGAATTTAAAACTATATAAATAGAAAAAGGAGGAAAAAATGGCTGATTTATTTTTATATTGTACTGCTGAAAATTATGGCAAGAATTTTTTCACGGTTCAAGATAGACGTAACTTTTATTTAAGAGGCTATTCATCTAATGTCTGGGTTGTTAGTAACAATGAAAAAGCGGCTGTATGGATTGCTGAAAGAAATGGAGTTACTAAAACCAAAGCTGAAGCTCAAGCGTTAATTGATGCTGATATAGCTACTGCACAAGCAGAATGGGATGGTCTATCTGATGAACAAAAAGTTAAACAACCTAACAGACCTGGACCAATAACTCTTCCTTAAGGAATTTTTATGGCTACTTATAGAGAGATAAAAGGATTCACAGTCCAAAGCCTCTCAGCTGATCCTAGTTTATCTTCAGGTAATGAGGGACAGGTATGGTATAATTTTGATAGAGGTCAATTAAAAGGTTTAGTAGCGATTTCTGCTTGGTCATCTGGCGCAAATTTAATTACTAAAACTTCTTATGAAATGTCTTTAGGACCCACAGGCACTCAAAGTGCTATGCTTTTAATGGGAACTTACCCTCCAACAACAAATAAAGTACAACACTATAACGGAAGTGGTTGGTCCAATGAGGCAACCATGAATACAGCACGATACGGTGGCTCAGGATTCGGAACCACTACAGCTGCCTGTATAGCAGGTGATGGGGATCTCAACACGACAAACACAGAAGAATTTAATGGAACGACTTGGAGCGAAGTAAATAATATTCCTGCACTCCATCAATATGGAGCTAGTGCAGGTACTCAAACAGCAGCTTACGCTGCTGGTGGGGGGGATCCTACTACTCCAACAGCAACAGCAGCAACAACAGCAGAATATGATGGAACCTCTTGGGCTACGGGAGGAAGTATGGGAAGACCTAACACAACTTTAATTAATGCAGGGATGGGAACTTTAACAGCAGGATTAGCTGCCGGTGGGGTATCTGCAAGTACAACTACTGAACTATACGATGGTACATCATGGAGCTCAGGTGGTGCTTTAAATACAGGCCGTGAAATAGTTTCCGGAGCAGGTCCTCAAACAGCCGCTCTATGTATGGGTGGCCATATTCCAGGTGGAACACGATCTGATAAAACAGAACAATATGATGGAACGGCTTGGACACAACAAACGGTTATGGCAACCGGAAGATCAGCTGCTGGAGGTGGTGGAACAAATACTGCTGCTGTAATTGCAGGAGGAGAAACTCCTGCTACAACCACTGCTACTGAAGAATATAATTATTCATTAAACGTTACAACTGCCGGAGCGTGGTCTGCTGGTACAAATTTAAATGTAGCTGCTTCATCGCGAGGAGCTGCTGGAACACAAACTGCAGCTCTATCTTTTGGTGGATATGCACCTGGAACTTCCGACACTACAGAAACTTATGATGGCTCTACATGGACAGAGGTAGCTAATTTAAACACTGCAAGAGCCGAGCTAGCAGGATGCGGAACGCAAACTGCAGGTCTAGCTTTTGGAGGATCCCCAGGAACCAAAACCGCAACAGAAGAATGGGATGGAACATCATGGGCTTCTTCTCCAGGAAGTCTGAATACAGCTAGAAAAAATCTTGCAGGATGTGGAATACAAACGTTGGCTTTAGCTGTTGGTGGCGGTCCCCCTGCTACTGGTGCCACAGAAGAATATGATGGAACATCATGGGCTTCTTCGCCAGGAAGTCTGAATACAGCAAGATATAACCTTGCAGCAGGAGGAACACAAACTGCAGGTCTAGCTTTTGGTGGAAACCCTGCATCAACGGAAGAATATAATGGAAGTACTTGGACGGCAGGAAATAGTATGATTGTAACCAGGGAGAGTCTAGGCTCAGGTGGTACACAAACGGCTGCCTTAGGATTTGCTGGTGGTTTTCCAACTGCATTGAACAGTAGTGAAAGTTATGATGGTACCAATTGGGCCACAGGAGCTACACTAGGAACAGCTAGATATAGTGTAGGGATAGGAGCAGTAGGAACAGCTTCATCAACATTATGTATTGGAGGACAAGCAGGGCCACTCTTGGCTAATGTTGAAGAATTTACGGGAGCAACAGAGACTGCAACAGCGTCGAATATTACATCAAGTTAATTGACTTTTAGTTAGAAAGGATTAAACTACACATTGTGAAAGAGAAGAGAAATATACTAGCGATCATTGAAAAAGAAGCTCCCAACCTTAATAATCTATTAGATACTAATCAGGTTGCCGAGTTTAAGGCATTAACCACAGAGCTTAGAGATACTTGGACTAAGAAACAAGTCTTTAGAACAACAACTGAGATGGAAGTTTCTGTTTTAAATGATGCTAAGTACCCAACCAATGCTGCAAAGTACTGGCAATGTGTACGTGAACAAAATGTATTCCTGGAAAACTTAATGAATCTTTCTTTTGAATATCGAAAGAATGAAGTTGAAATGAAACAACTTGAAAAGAAAAGAGACGAAGAGAAAGATGAACTTGAAAAAGAACTCCATCAAATTGAAATTGACCAAAAAACTTTTGGCAAAGCAAGTATGCAGTTGACCGCTCGCGATCGTATGAGAGAGATTAGTGAATGGTCAAGATTTAAAAAGAAATATAATGATGGAACTTTTGATACCAAGAATGTTAACACTCATCAATTGGAATCTTATTCTAAGGTTTTTACAAATAGAAAAAATACTTTAACCCAAGGTTCTAGTCAGCCTGAAGTTTTTAATGTTTTAGGACAACTTCAAACTGCAGAAAGAGTAACAAAAGAAAGAGGTCAAATTGAAGGTATCAAGAGAGAAGCTATTTCTGAGAAACCAAAATTTGGAACGCAGTCCTCACAACCAGAAACAAAGTGATCTTTACAAAAAAGTTCTAGCCAGCTTTAAAAAGCATGGTCAGATTAATCCTTTGATTTGTACCAAGGAAGAACAGAGATATAAAGTATGTATAGGCAATAATCGTTTTCTTGCTGGTGTAGAATTAGGTTTTAAAGAATTTGATATTATAGTCGTACCTGATGAAGATCGAGAAAGATTTAAAGAAATTGTAAAAGGCTATAAACAAACCGATATTATTCAATAATGGCTCTTATAAGATTTACTCTTGATAATAAACGAATAGGTTTTGTAAGAAATAATAAAGCCGGCTCTACGACTGTATTGAATTATATTGGACAAATCTTTTGGAATGAACCTCCTCATAAAGCTACGGGTACAATAATCACATCTCATTTAGGAGAAGACTCTTATTATGGCCAAGAGAAAAGTTTTGATTACTATAAAAATAAATTATTAAAATGTGATGTTCGCATTGCAGTCTACCGCGATCCTGTTAAAAAATTATTGAGTGGCTTTACTCATGCTAAGAAATTCAACAAGATTCATTTTCTTGATGACTTTCTTCAGAACTATAAAGCCTATATGAATTTACAGAATTACATCAGAATGCATTGTCGTACTAATACTGAAATGCTTGGAGAAGATAAGAAGATCTATACTCATATTTTTAATGTTGACGAAATTAATTCTAAACTTAAACCTCTATTAGAGGAATGGAGTGGAAAAAAACTTAAAGAGACTTGGCTTAGGAAAACTGAACCAGTTAAAATCACTGCAGAACAAGAAAAGAAAATAGAATTCATTATGAAAAAGGATTATGACAATGGATGGTTCTAAAATATTTTTTCTTTGTGCCATGCCTCGATCGGGCAACACCTTGTTTGCTTCGATCATGAATCAGAATCCTGATCTTGTGGTAACGGCTAACAGTATTACTCTGGAAATTATGAAGGATCTTTTCTTTTTAAAACGAATAGATACTTTTCAAAACTTTCCTGATCATGAATCTTTAAATCAAGTTATGGATATGGTGTATCCAGCTTTTTATAAGAACTGGAGCTATAAGTATATTATTGATCGAGGACCTGTAGGAACTGAGGGAAATTTAGCATTAATGAAAAAACATTTTAAACAGCCTATTAAATGTATTGTCTTGCTTCGAGATCTTATGGAGGTCCTTGCTTCGTATATTAAATGGTTCGAAACAGAGCCTAGTAGTTTTATTAATAAGCAAGGAAATACTGTTGATGAAAAGTTAAGTTATATAATGAAAGATGAGGGGGCTGTTGCTAAAGAACTAAAATGTATTCAACATTTAATGAAACCTGAGAATAGGCACATGGCATATTTTTTTAAGTATGATGATTTTGTTATTAACCCTGAAAAATATATTAAAGAAATATATCACTTTTTAAAGATCCCTTATTTTCAACATCATTTTATTGATCTAGATCAATTAATTATAAACGGTATAAAATATAATGATGACTTTATGGGGAAAAACATGCATACTGTAAGAACTAAGGAAATTAAAAAAGTAAGCAATCCTTATAAAGAAATGATTCCTGAAAGGATAAAACAAAAGTATGGACACATCAAATTTTGAATTTCTTTGGCTTGGCCAATGTGTATGTAGATATCAGGTTCCATGGGATGTATATCAAATGATTAATAATATTTATGAAAGAAATTTAGACAAACTTCCTTCCGCTAATAAACAACTTGTAGGAAAAATTAACAATGAACACTCCTTATATTATCAGGGAGCAGATCTTACTAAAATGCATCGTCATAATATGTTACCTAAACATGTCTTACAATGGTTCATGTCTAAATTCATACATTATTTAGAATTTACTAAAACTTCACCATATACGCTAAATATTAATTCAGTGTGGGTTAATCAAATGAAAGTTAATGAATATAATCCTGTACATGTTCATCAAGGAACTCGTTACACAGGTCTTTCATCGGTTATGTTTCTTAAATTACCCAAAGACATGGGCCCTGAATATTCAAGCACTCATATCCCTATGAATGGTCGATTACAAATTCTAGGATCTGTGTCAGGTCAATTTGCTAAATCAGATTATTCACCGCCAATGAACGAGCGGGATTTTTATATTTTTCCTTATGATGTGAGACATTGCGTTTACCCCATGACTAATCCACAAGCTACAAGAAGAACTCTTTCTTGTAATGTGGATGTTGACTATAATCCTATTGCAAGCAGGGTTGTATGATTCCTGTTGAGCCTAAATGGAAAAGTCTAATTGTGGAAACCATTACACCTGTCTTTACTCCTGAGCAGTGTCAAAATATTATTGATATGGGAGAGAATTTAAAAACAGAACAGGCTCAAGTGGGAACTTCATACCCGGAAGGAGAAACAAATACAGAAAAAAGAATTACAACTATTAGCTGGATTCCTTTTGATAAACTTCCACCAATGTATAAGACTTTAGATGATCTTATATATCGCACCAATGTAAATCATTTTGGTTTCGATGGTATTCGACTTACAGAACCGGCTCAATATACTCATTATCCAACAGGCGGCTTTTATGGGTGGCACACCGACAATGATGTTGTAGGCAAAAATGAACCTCCCGTTAGAAAAATTTCCATGACCTTACTGCTCTCTCCTCTAAATGAATTTGAAGGAGGGGATCTAGAACTAATGGATATAGGTAAAGTAGCTAAATTAAAACAAGGATATGCTGTTTTCTTTGCTAGTTTTATTCCTCACAGAGTTAAACCCGTTACACGAGGTGAACGAAAATCTTTAGTGATGTGGTTTGGAGGACCGTCTTTTAGATGATTTATAAAGAATATTTTTTTCCTACTTGTTTCTATATCAAGGATCTTCCAGATGTAAAAAAATTTAATGAAGACTTAACCCAACATATTATTGAATGGAAAAGTGCCGATGAAGGATTGAAGAAAACCAATGTGAACGGCTGGCATAGCAAAACGGATATGCATACCAAACCAGAGTACCAAGTCTTGGTCAAACATCTAGAAGAAATGCAAAAAGAAATTTTTCAAGAAGAACATTTAGAAAGTGAACCTGTGCTGGGCAACATGTGGGCGAATGTTAATCCACCAGGAGGATATAACAGACCTCATCTTCATCCTAACTGTTTATTTTCTGGAGTATACTATATTAAGGCACCTAAAAATTCAGGGGTTTTAAAACTAATTGATCCACGTTCAGGAGCTCAAGTAGTAATGCCTCGTCGAAAACCAGGGGAACTTCCTTCTCAATTCTGGAGAGATGTAAATTATCAACCGATAGACGGACGAATTATTATGTTCCCTGCATGGATGTGGCATGAAGTTGAGGTAAACAATAGTCGAGAGTTACGGATTTCTGTCTCCTTTAATTTTATTCAAAAGGGATTTGAATGAGTTTTCAAGAAACTAAATATCAAGTCATCAAGCAAGCTCTTTCCTATGAACTTGCTAATTTTGTATTTAATTATTTTTTATTAAAACGTGAAGCTGTAGCATGGATGTATAAAAATAATATCACTTATGATTGCGGAATGCTGGGAACTTGGAAAGATAAACAAATTCCTAATACTTATTCCATATATGGAGATCCAGTTATGGATACACTTTTAATGAAAGTTCTTCCCCGCATGAACGATGAAACAGGACTTCAGTTAATTCCTACTTATTCTTATGCACGACTTTACAAACAAGGAGATATTCTTTATCGTCATAAAGATCGCCCCAGTTGTGAAATTTCTACAACTATTCATTTAGGTGGAATCAGGTGGCCTATCTTCATAGATCCTACTGGAGCTAATAATATTATATCTGGTAGTGAAACTACCACAGTAGTTAAACCTAATGCTCCTAAAGGTAATGAAGTTATTTTAGATATAGGGGATATGTTAGTCTATAGTGGCTGTGACCTAGAGCATTGGAGAGAACCTTTTAAAGGAGAAGTATGCGGTCAAGTTTTTTTACACTATAATCATAAAAATGGACCCTTTGCAGAAACGAATAAGTTTGATAAAAGACCTATGTTAGGTGTCCCTTCTCTACGGGGATAGAAGTTGATTCTCTTAAGAATCTAGTATAATCTAAAATCTGGAGTTTTTATATGTTATTTGGATTTGCAGCCTTTGCTGAACGACCTTTTTCAACGGTAGGAGACGACAATAGTGTTACTATTCCCGCTGGAGCTAATACATTAGCTATTAGTATTGGAAGTCCAGGAATTAGTGCTGATTCTATTATTGAAACTATTACAGGTAATGCATTAACCCTTGGATTTGGGGAAGTTACTATAACCGGGGATGCCAATCTTAATGCAGTCAAAAACGAATTAAGCTTAGGTACAGGAACAGTTACCGTAACTGCAGGCGCTAATATCACTGCTGTAAAGAACGCTCTTGTAATTTCATCAGGAACCGTTACAATTACAGGAACTGCAAATGTTACACCTACAGGAAGCGCCTTAACATTGGCAACAGGTAACATTGCAGCTATAACATGGAGTGAAATACAACCGGGAGCAACTATGACGTGGACACCAATAGATCCAACGTCTTAAAATTATGGCATCAACTTATTCAACAGATTTACAATTAGAACTTGTTACAACCGGTGAAAAAGCTGGGTTGTGGGGTACTATTACTAATACTAATCTTCAAATTTTAGAACAATCAGCTACAGGTTATGCAAGTATTGATATGGCTGCAGCAAATATTACTTTGACTTTAACAGACGGAGCAACTTCCAATGGTAAAAATATCTATTTAAGACTTTATGGAACGTTAGCGGCTAACCGAACTTTAACAATGCCTGCAACCGCAGAAAGAGTCTGGATTATAAAAGATGAAACGGTTAGAGGAACTTCAAATAGAACTTTGGATGTTTTAACCGCATCATCTTCTAATGCAGTACCAGTTCCTCCAGGAGCTGTAATGTTATGTAGATCCGATGGGACGGATACGGTCGGAGCCATTCTTCAAAAAGGCTATGCAACTATTACAGATTCTAATACTCCCTATACAGCTGTTGCAGGAGCACAAATTTTTGCTAACACTTCAAGCAACCCAATTACAGTAAATCTTCCTCTTTCACCTTCCGTTGGTGATGAAGTAACCCTTATTGATACTAGAGCATCTTGGGCATCTAACAATTTAACAGTAGGGAGAAATGGTCAACCTATTAATACAGCAGCCTCTGATTTAACCCTAAGCAATGCTGGTCAATCCATAACGTTAGTTTATATAGACGCAACACGTGGCTGGGCCTATAAAACTAACTATACTTCATAGGAGCTATAAAGATGGCTCTTACATCTATACAATTTGCACCTGGAATAGACAAACAAGATACAGCGATT